CCCGGCCGTAGTGATAGCAATACAGCGTGTGCGTAAGTCCAGAAGACGAGCGTCTCTAATGGGAATGTTGTAGCGTTTCCCATTGTACTGATCATGTGCAACTCCTTATGCTCGCCATAAAATGACGCGCTAGGTGATCGCACACTTTCAATAACCCTAAACCATTTCGGAGGTAAAATCCAACGAAGCAGTTCGATCGAAACACAGTCGGAAGCGGAGGTGAAGTCAATGGTGGCTAAATTGCCAGTAATTGATCCCACCCGCGCAAGTTCCTTGTGCAACGCAGGGAGAGAAGTAACGTCTAAGCCCACCTTAGCTAGGCGACCGTACATCATCGTCATCAAGCCTTGCTGCAAAAACATATTCGCAGTAGGCTCAACGCAAATCATACGGCGCTTAGTGGTGGTCTTGTCGACAGTAGTAGCTCTAGACCCTTCCTCAGTCTTATACTTATCACCAAGGTGATAGTCGCTATTCAAGTTCTGAATAGCGTCTCGCAATTGAAAATCGAAAGCGAGATAAGCATCAAAAAGAGGTTGGACCCGCATAGTGGCAGATATCGGATAGGTGAATTTTCTCTTTTGAGATGTGTCAGAAAATGGCACACCTATAGAGGACCCACCGGAGTTTTTACACTCGGTGAACCATTCATCCGTCGAAAAGCTACCCAGGACAAAATGTGCTAATGCACGGGCCCGTAGATGGATTTTATCCATATACGAGGAAGTTGACTGGATTCTAGCTTCGGCATGGGGTAACTCATTCAAGAGACCCACATTGACCGATTGCATAGAACAATTTATAGCGTCGAACGTTTTAAACGTCTGGCGCTCCAGTAACTCCTTGTCTTGAGTAGTTGCGCAGTATTTCTTTAATATTTCTGCGCTCTGCCGCTTCTTTGCAAAAGTAAGCGGGTGGGGTAGGTCGTACACCTGTTCGACTTTCCCCAGGTCTAGCTGTAGTGCCTGACTAATCTCAGCCGAGATGTTGTCAGGGTCAAAGAGCGGTTGCTTTTTGTTATTACGGCGTTTCCTATTCATGGAGATCTCCAAAGATTAAGAAGTACAACGGTTAGAAATTACAGATCAACTGGTGAAAAAATTCCGGAAATGTTTCCGGGTACCAGAGACAAATAATCTGTAATATCCAGTCAAAGGAGCTCATGGTTAAGCCACAGTTTGCTTTTTCCAAAAATCGCTAAAATCAGCGTCATGGATTAGCTGTGCAGCAGTCACGAGCATACTTTCAATCTCGGCATCGGTGGTTTCATGATCCACCGCAAGTTCGAGTTTCATAGTATTAATGGTGTACTCACCATTATCCAGTAGCAACGGTACACGAAGTACCGCTGAACTACGAGCCTGGGTATAACCGTTGGGAGATCCGCTATTGACTTTAGGGTCCTTGGTACTGAACGCAACAGTTTGTTGTGCCACGAACTCGGCAGAATTGTCGAGAATTAATACGTGACTGTTCAGCCCTTGGCCCTTTGAAATAAGGCCAGTAGCGGTACCGCCGGTAGTAGCAACAGTTCCATCAATGTTGATGGAGGCAGTTTCTAAGGTCATAATATGCACCTATATGTGTAGTTTGAATTTAAGCTAACGCACGTTGTTTATAATTAGAGCAACGAGGTCGGCCGCCTTTACCGCATCGTCCACCAGCCCTGAAACATTTAGTTTAGGATAGGTGTCCGAGAACGATGGAGTCCAAAGGTCTCGCGTATACGTAAAATCTTTGTATATACGAGTTTCCCCCTGGACGGACCCACTGTACGTCTCCGACTGTATGTCGGTCAATTGTATAGTGTCAATCGACTCAACTTTGGTCGTTTCAGATGCAGCGAGGATCTTAACATTTGGATCAGCTAGGTTCACCACCCCTTTCACAAAGGAGGTGACATCAAACATCCGGTCTACCATAAACGAATAGGGCATAACTTGCCAGATCGTCGATGGTATATCTTTATTCCGGAGTCCTAGCTTCCAACGCCAATCGTGCACAGGGTTAGATACCGTGTACATGATTTGGTTCCTTTTCTGTATGGTCCTAGTTCGATTGCAAGAAAAACTCACAATCGAAGTACCAGCGTCGAAGTCTACATCGCCATAATTTTCATCGTACGCATCTTCATGATGACGTGCGTGTCGGCGAGCAGGTTTCTTCGGCACCACTGAGTTATAAGCCTCCAGCCCATCCCATACGGATCGTATGAGGGGGGAGAAGGCAAAACGGTACTCAAGCCAAACTTGTGCCACGGCTTTCGCTCGTGTCATAGTCGACTTTTTGTAATGCCCGTAAACGTCCTGTTTGAACGCTTTACTCAGTTTCAGAATGGATCCAATCGGGTTCTTCAGGAAGCGCAATGTTTCCCGAAGTTCGAAGACGTCTTCACCAAACTCGTATGGAGTATTATCGATGGATGCGATGCAGCGTGATCTACCGTTGAGCTTAAGCTCTGGGGTAGGCGCGGCAACCTGTGTCCGGGGGTCCCTATTGTTGTCAAGCATTTGCTTGGCAGTCATGGGTCCCGTCCAAGTCCATCCTCCGAGGCCTGTAGTATTTTCAAAGCCTCCACTACCAGTACCTATTGATTCTAAGGTATAGTGGTGATACGAACAGGGATTATTAATGATGGCACCGCGGTTTATCTTACTTTGATATTCCGAAGTCACGACATCAACCATGTCTTCCGTTTCAGTGTCGGTTGTATAGGGACCAAAAGACTCATCTTCAAGATGGCTCAGGTCTCCATAGTACTTCCGCTCTGCACTGGCCACAATTGGGCCAACTATACGGGATCGGTTGCGTGTCTCACTCATCTTCATTCCTCCTGTGTTAAGATCACGAAGCCCT